GATCCTGTTACTATTAAGCTACCTGTTATTATTGCTGAGCCTGTGAATGGGAAACTAGATGCATTCGCTACATAAGATGCAGTGGCAGCATAACTTGAGCTTACTGCTTGTAAAACATAAGATGCAGTATGTGCTAATGTTGCAAATGAAGCAGTACCAAATAAACTTCCAGTTATTCCTCCAACTACATTTAATGAACCAGTTACTTCAACATTGTTAACAAAAGCAACTTTATCTGGATAAACTAATAATCCATTTTCAGCATTAAATCCATTTACTTGCAATCCTATACTTTGAGTTGATTCGTTATGAAATACAAATCTACCATCACTCCAACCGAAATACGCCATTATAGCACTTGAAGTTGAGAATGTATCGTTATAGAATCTTTCTAGCCATGGATAATCATCATTCGCGTGTATTTCTGCTAGTGTAGGATATAATCCAAGAGGAGCTCCTGTATAAATTAATCTACCATTACTTCCTGTTATTGTTTGTGTACCTTGAAATGTATTTGAACCTGTTGTTGCAAATGAACCAGATAACGCCACAAAGATTGGGTCGGTTTCTTGATAGTATGAAGCACTGACTGCCAGGCTTGCAGTACCATATAATGATCCGGTAAATGATGGTGCATTTACGTTTGTATTTATTTGTAGTCCATTATCTGGTGATATAGATGCTGACACACTGCCTGACACTATTGCATTTAGGTTTAACCCTACTATTCCGGATGCTGGTATATTATATAATCCTCCACCATCTCCTGTGTAGCTACCCGTAAATGACGCTGTTGTATATGAACTAGTAAAGTTATGAAAAGACTCTGTCGTTACAAATGATCCTGTCTGTGAATTTACTATATATGAACTAGTGGCATCTATTAATGATTGTATATTAGTATTGAACGATTGGCTAGATTCTAAATAACTGCTACTCAGTATAGCTATAGAGCTACTTAAACTTGCGGTAGCAGAATTTAATTGATCTACACTAGCAAATGTAGCGTCTAATGATGAGCTAAAGTTTTCTAATGTAGATATTCTAGTACTAAAACCTCCACTACTAAATAGATAGCTACCAGATAATAGTGTTATCGAAGCAGAGTTTTCTAGTATTCTAGTATCAAATGATGCTGATGTGTTGGTATAATCAGACCCGCTTATTGATAAACTTCCGGATATTATTTGATTTCCATTAAAAGTATTACTACCTGTAGTTGCATAACTTCCGGTAAATGTTGACAATAGTTGAATATTATCTTTATTGCTGGATATGCTAGAACTAAATGATGCGCTATCTTGATAATAGCTACTAGTAAAACTATTGAAACTACCAGTACTAGTAAAGTATAATGAGTCTTTTCCATCTAATAATTCTGCATTAGATGCATAACTAGAAGTAACTGAATACGATGCTGTCACAACGCCGGTTACTCCTTCACCATTACCTGAGAATATCCCTTCAAAGCTGCCCGATATTGGATTCTTAAACTGTTTACTATTTAATTTAATCATATAGTAGAATCATTTACTCCTGTAAATTTACCTGATACCGTTATTACATCTGTATTGCTCAATGTAAATTCTAATATACTAGTATCAAATGTGACTCTAACAGCAGTAGGTGTTATATTGACAATAGATATAATAGCTGCAGGTGTTGCATACTGACCATTAATAAAATATGTAAAACTATATTTATCTGTATTTGGTAGTCTTGCATCAGGTGGATTAAGTATTTGTACTCCATTAAAGTCTGCATACCCTGATGTTACATCATCTGCATTTACAGTTATATTTGTATCTAAATATTTTAATATATCAGTCATTACTAATTCAACAATAGGTGCTGATCTAGTAGTGGTTACTGATTGTAGCTTTGTTGCGTTAGGATTCAATTCTATAGTCTCTCCAGTTCCTGTTACTTCAATACCAAATCTTAACTTATTCATATTGAAAAACTTACGCATATTATTACGCTTATCTAAGTTTTCTTGTATTAAGTATCCTTTAGTTCTAAATGATATATTACATCTAACGATTCTATCATCACCTGTAGTATTTACATGTTCAAATGTAGGAGTATCTATATAAGTTAAAAATTTATAAGTATCACCGAATGCTTTACCATCGTAAAATAATACCTGCTCAACTACTTCATTTAGTTGCACTATAGTATCTGTCCAAATCATTATGTCGTATTGTACTTCAACATAGGTAGGTATTTCAATAGAATAAAATTCTCGTAATGGTGGTCTACCATTTAATAAAGAGAATTGGTCATATCTATTTTCCTTAGTATATTTCTTTTCAAAAAGTATTGCATTATTGCTGTCTTTATTTACACTATCTCTAAATACAGCACTAGTATTTATATCTTCTCTAGGAGTTACTGAATTGCGTTTAATAACTAATAATGGGGCAATCATCTTCTGCCCATTATCTCGTAAATATCCTTGCTCTCTTATAGATGCCCATTTTTCAGGTGAACTAAATATAACAGGCACTTTGATAACTTGACCATTGTCTACTAACTGCGGTACTATTACATTCTCAATATGCCACTTTACATTGTAATCAATATCATATAAAGATACACTAATATTCTTTTGTTTATCAGTATCTCGTCTAACCTCAGTTTCTCTTCTTATTGGTTGATTATTACTAAATGTACTCTCTGTTTTATTTGGCTTTCTAGGTTTCATACATTTTTAGGTAATGCTTTTTTAGTAATAATTCCAGTACGTATAGGTACTATATTTAATCCTGATTGTTTTGTTCTATGAGCACTACATATCATTGATACTGAATAGCCGAAATTTGTACCGCCAAACCAGCTATCAGGATTCTTACTAGCATAGTACTGCGCCTCTGCAACATTGTCAATTTCCCAAAAAGTACTATCATATTCTATAATATCACCAATTTCTGGTACTATTGTTGTAGCCAATAAGTCGTCTCGTAAAAATGCAAATTCAGCATTTTGTCTATAGTCTACACCATATTCCTCTCCAGTTGATTCAGGTGATGTTAAGTTTATTATAGTGTGTATATATATAGGACTATCATAAGTTTTCTTTCCAGATTCTCCATAAAGATTTATATCTGTAGAATTTAGATTAAGTTTATATAATAATATCTGAATATCCATGATTCTTTGAATCATCTCGTTATTCAAGTGATAAAATAAACTAATATCTCTTTCTCCTGCAAATAAGGCCATTTTCTTTTATTTTATGCTATCCAAATACCAATTGGTATTTTATTTAACTGTTGTTGTAATGCTTCTGCCTCACTTTGTTTTTTAGCTAATTGAGCATCTCTACTAGTGGCTGTTAAGTTCTCTCGTAATTGTGTTACTAAAGCTTCCTTTTCAGCAGCTGCTTGTCCTAATAGTTCACCTCCATTCAATGTTAATTCACCATTAGGGAATGGTACAGTAGCATATTTAGTTCTAATCTGCCCTAACATTTCCTTAGCTACAGCCAACATATACTGCCATATCCAGCGTCTACCAGTATCATTAATATTTGAATAAGGTATAAAATCAAATGATGCATTACTAAAGTCTGACACTAGTGAACTACCTGATGACTGAAATGGGTTAGCTCTATCAGCTTTTACAATATATTCCATCCATAGCGTAATATCTGCAGTAGGTATTGGAAATATTTTTAATCTGTTATTATGAAGTTCAAATGCATATCCAGATCTTCTTATTTGATCATTAAATTCTATAGCTTGTAATCTTAATAAATCTGCATATATTGGCATCATCATAAAAGATACTCCAGGTGAATATGACCCCCAACCAAATTGTTCTAGCATTTGTTGACTGCCCATACCAGTACCTACAAATGGATCAAAATATCTAGATATTGCAGGTGGTGCATAATGTAATATTCTTTTTATTTCTATATCAGACCAAATATCAGCACCTTCTAAGTCTAATGATGACGACAAGTCATAATCTTGTACTCCGGTCTGTAATTGCAATGATGCCGATTTATAAGTCACTTTACCACCAAATCCAGATTCAACTCCATATTCTGATGATAATGATATTATTCTGTCTAGATTTACAGATACTAGTTGTTGTGACATATTATTTGAAGTGCTAGACCCTTGTAGGTTCATCATATTATCTCTAATATTAAACTGATTTACTTGATTAGAGTATTCAGTTACAGCTTCTTCGAATGCAGTATAGAAATTAATAGCTTGTAATTCTATATTAACAATAGGATATCCTAATCGTTGGGCACACCATTTTGCTGATTTATCTGCATCTGATGCAAATAGTGTATCGGCATCATAGAATCCAAACGGTGTGCTACCAGATGTGAATGTACTGGTTCCCGGCCATATTGGTATTACTGTCTGAGGCATTCTGTATCTTTCATATAATTATCATTCAATTGAATAATAACTAATTATTGTTACAGTAATGAATAATATTCTTTAAAATGTTTGATTCTATCAGGCAATCCGATTGTTCCACCGTTTACTCTTTTAGTAATAGTTGTTATAACTGCATCTGTTGCGCCTTGATCGGCTATTTTATGTAGTCCGTTCTTGTGGAAAAACCAAGCTGCAGATAATAGGGGGTATTTGGTAGCTACTAGGTCAGGATTAGTTATTATATCTTCAGTAACTACTTTATCAAATGCTGTGTAGTTATCTTTACCAGTTAATTGAATATAACCACGGCCTCTAAATTTCCAACCGTCACCTGTTGCTTCAATTCCATTACCCATACGACCACCATATACAAGGTTAGCTATTTTTTCCGGTTTACGTTCATAAAGTAAAGCTTTTTGTTCTGTCGGAAAATATTTTTTAAATATCCCTAGCAATCCTTTTGCTCCATAGTTAAGATTTTCATTTACAGCTTTAAACCCAGCGCTTTCGTGTCCAGCTTGGGCTAAGAAGTGCGCTAAACGTAGTGGGGTGTTTAATTCAAATTTTGCGATTGTGTCTGGTAACTGTGCAATAACAGTATCAGGAATGTGGCCTTTAAGTTTGTCGATGTTCATATTTTAGTTTTTATTGGTTACTCAATTGGTTGTTGTTCTTCTTCTGCTGGTTTGCCATGCTTCATTACAATGAATTTGTCGACAGACGCAATACCAAACGCACCTAATGTCATAATTAAGAACGAATTAAAGATAAATTCTGTGACTACTAATGGTTTGCCCAAAGCTCCTGTTATAATATCTGCAATTGCAAACGCTGTCATTATACAAAATGAAGCAAAACCGACAACAGATTTTTCATTTATGTCATTGTTGTCACTAAACAAGTTTTTTAAAAATTTTTTCATAGGATATTGATTTTATTTTAATTTAATTTATTTTGTTTATCGTCTGATGTGGCATATTTAATACCCATAATAGTTCCCACGATAGAAAATGCATTGGTAAGTAATACACTAAACATATTACTCCATGTTGATCCAATTATTTGAGTATCCTTATTTGATAGAATTGCAAATGAATACATTATAGTTGTTATAAACCCAACACTAACTATAACTGCTAATGCAGTCTTAACAATAGTTCCGATTAATTCATTTTGACTTTTTTTAATTGTTGCCTCTAAATCCTCTAAAACATTATTTTTTTCTATCTCTAATGCAGCCCTAAGATTATTAGAGTTTTCTAATTCAACTGTTAAATTTCTTGAAAGGTCGTCTATTTTTTTCTTATCATTTACAGCATTAGTAACATTAGTTGCAATTTTAACTACATTAGTAATATTACCTTTACTGTCAACTACAGGATTATATGATGCTTGTAAATAAATAGTAGAACCATCTACTTTTCTCCTTTCAAATATTCCATCAAAGAACTTACCTTTTCTTAAATTTTCCCAAAACTTAACATATTCATCAGACTTTGAATATTCATAGCTCACAAAAATACTATGATGCTTCCCAATGACTTTATCTTTTTCATTGAACTTATACCCCATAGTTTCTAAAAATATAGGATTCGCATCTAATATAATTCCATCAGCATTAAAACTAATAAGGGCAGTACTTCGGTTAATTGCATCTATTTGTTTTTTGCTATCGACAATTGCTGTAACGTCGGTAGCAATTTTCATTATTTTAGTAATCTTACCATCCTCATTAAAAATAGGGTTATACGTTGCTTGAAGATTAATAAGACTTCCATCCTTTCTTCTTCTTTCAAATTCTCCTTCATAGTACTTACCGCTTCTTAATATATCCCAAAATTTCTCATACTCAAGTGATTTTGAGTACTCCTCACATACAAAAGTGCTATGGTGTTTACCGATGAGTTCTTCGTGATTACCAGAACCATATCCCATTGTTTTCAAAAAAATGTCATTAACACCTAATATAATACCATTAAGATCAAAGTAAATAATAGCATTACTTCTGTTGATTGCTTCCAATCTACTCAATAACTCTTCTTTAGATAAATTTTTCATATTGACTTAAATTTAAAACGTATGCTGTATCTGGAGTATAACCTTTTAATTTATATCATACATAAACTTATTACTGGTCTTTTGCAATCTTTTTAGGTATCGGTTCCCACCAATTAGTGCAATATTCATCTGCCTTATATGGTATAGTACTAGTACCTGCCCATTTTATATAGTACTTACTAACGCATACTTCTTCTTCTGGCGCCCAATATTTACAATTAGCACAACAAGAGCCACCTTTAGGTACTCGTAATCCTGCTTTATGGTTTGCTGGTAATATCATTTTACCAGGTCCACCGAAATTTTCTGTTACTAATAAATCTTTTAATTTCATTTGATTTCTTCTGTTAAAGTTATTTTTATTTTTGGAGTATAATCTTTAGGTAATTTATTTACAACACCGTTAAATTTAGAATGATTTGTGTCCCATCTAAAGTTAAATTCTAATCTATCTAGATTCATCATTATCTGTCCGGTTGTATACATTTTATAATTATTGTTTCTTCTGTAAGGATTCAGAAAATTATCGTCTGTATATTGTTTAGATAACACATTTAATATTTGTGTAGAATCAGTTACTTTCTCCAATTCTTTTTCTGCAATTTCTTTTCTAGATAAAGATGACTTTCGTTTCTCTCCTGATGTGTATCCTGTTTCTGGATAAGATATACCATGATTAGTTCTAACTGTTACTTTAGGGCTATCTATCTTCTTAATTACTGGTAAATGTTCTGATGTTAGTTCTATAACAAACGAATGTTCTGGATTGGCAGCCATTGTCATACCTTTTACACCTACATCTTTTTTATCTTCACCTGCAAATTCTATGATAGATTTTATTGCTTGTCCTAATTTATGTTTAGATAACGATTTTCTAATCTTTAAGCCATCATAAGACGGTTGTACACCTTTTTTATCTTTATCAAAATCTACTTTACCAGTTGCAATATCAGCTTCAATTTCATCATAATGAACTAGTAAAGATGCATTAATAATACCAATACCATATTCATTCATACCCTCTGACCAATCTGTAATAGTATCGTGTATATATACAACTTCAACACCATCAATAAGTTCATGGATTATTTCAATAGTAGGACTATACTTTCTATCTCTATTCTTAGCTAATATAGTCTCACCATTTAAGTGTATAGTAGCTACTACACATTCATTAATAGGTTTAGGTATAAGATCTTTGAGTTTCATTTTTTAAGTTTCAATGGATTTGGTCCTGTTAATAATTTCGCACCCACAACTGTTTTTTCCAAATTTGGATACGGAACCATTTTATCACCTTGTTTTGCCATATACCCCTTTAACTTTTTAAGTTTCTTTAAGTGTCTGGCTAACTCTTGGGCGTTCATTGTTGCTCCAAAAGCAAACTCTTTAAGTGACCCAGATTGTTCTGGCGTTAATGATTTAACTGAAACTAATGGGTAATCATCACCTAATTTTGCTACTGCATCTACATTCTTATGTGAATCATCAATAAATGTTATATCTGTTGCTCCTTTTTTTATTTCGGCTTCTATCCATTTTACTTTTAATTGCGGGTCACTACCACCTACTGCAATTACATATACATCTAACCCCATTCGTTTTAACCAGTATCTAATAGGGAACGCTAATCTTCTAGCTGTCAATATTGTTACTTTGTTTGCTGGGTTTTTTGTTGCTGCTACCAAAAGTTTCCAAATTTTATCAATTGGTTTTGGCGAACGTAACATTCTATCAAACTCTTTATAATCAAACTTATCTCCAGGTTGCGGTTTATATACTGCATATTCAGCAGGGGACAGTAGCGATTCTGCACCATCGTTATGCGTAACTTTTACTTTAGTATCTGTTGTAGCTAAAGTATCATCAAAATCAAAAATCTTTGATGATTTATATGAATATTCTAATAATGGTTTTAGCTTAATCATTTTCCTTGTAATATTTTACTTACTGGTTTTGTAGACCACATTTTACAGCTCCAATAACCTGCAGTAGTTCTATCTTTCTTTTGGTCACATTTGTGTCTAGCTCTAAAAGATTTTCTTCTTGCAGGATCATCTCTTTTGATCGACATTTTTTTATCCCCAAAATTTACTTTAACTACATTACCTTTATCATTGGTAACATATACCTTATACTTAGCAACATCGCCTCGAGTAGGCTTATTTAATGTAACTGTTCTACCTTGATATTCAGCTTCTGTTATAACCGATTCTTTTAACGAATTCATGAGTTTAATTGCACATTCTGTACACATGGTCTGTTCATGATTTTCATTGGTAGTTCTCCATCCACCACCGGCTGCTTTGTACTTTTTTGCTGCCCATGCATTTGCATAAGCTGATGGATATACATCAAATTTCTTTTTGGCTTGTGCTTTATAGTACGACCATTTCGATTTATCGGTAGGTACATTTTTCTCTAGAAACAAATTAAGACGTTCTGAAATTTCAGCAATTCTTTCCATATCACCAAAATCTTCCTCACCATCTTCAAATTCAAATCCAAACTTCTTATAAAAGTTAACTAACTGGGCTCGATTTAGTCTACCAGTCCCAGTTCCAAACGGATGCGGGTCCAATGCGACGTTTACTTTATACTTGTCGGCAATATCCATAATTTTTTTCATTACAACCGTAGCATTACCTTTACCCTTATCGATAGAATACAAACTAGAAAACCATAAACGTTTATCCCAATTACTTACTTCTATTATTACACTATCATCAATTACGATTTCTTTAGGGTTGAGTGGATTGCGTACACCTAATTTTTCTATTTCCTTAATAGCTTTATCGATATCCGCAGGATTACTAGGAGTATATTCTCTCAGTATAATTTCCTTTTTGATACCAGTTTTTACTTTAATTGGGTTTTGACCTTTTGTTTGTTCACCACCTTTTTTAGCATCCCCACCTTTTTTCTGTGCAGCTCTTTTTCTTTTCACAAATGCTGCTCTACCAGCTTTACCTAACTTTTTAGCTTTTTCTTTTGATAGACAAGCTGAATACGCATCTCCTTCTTTTGCATCACCACATTTACCAATTCTATTTCCCGATGAATTATATCGGTCCCATCCACCGCCACCTACACCACCTTTGCCTCCTTTACCAAACCAGGCTCGAAGGTCTTCATTAAGTAAGTTTGTTAGTTTAATCATTGAATTCTTTATATATTTTAAGTATATCCTCTACTATTGGATGTCTATGATTAGTTTTAAGTGAGAACTGAGCGAATCCGTTAACGTCTTTCATATGTTTACATAAAAAGTCAAATCCTGATTGTCTTTTATCTTTCAAATCTATCTGAGCATTATCGCCACATAATATCATTTTACTTCCTTTACACATACGACCTAATAAAAGTTCCATTTGTTTATGAGTAATATTTTGACATTCGTCTGCTATAATTATTGCATTTGTCATATTTCTGCCTCGCATAAATGCAAAAGGAATAACTTCTATAGTACCATCTACTACACATTTATCAATCTTTTCTTTACCATAGCATCTGTACATATTATCGTATACTGGTGCTGTAAATGGATCTGTCTTTTCTTTTATTCCTCCTGGTAAATACCCGGTATCTTCACCTGACGTAACTAAAGGTCTTGTAATTATAATCTTTTCTACCTCTCGTTTAAATAATAAGTCTAATGCTATCTGCACTGCAACTAATGATTTTCCGGAACCTGCTTGCCCTTTTAATATTGTAATATCATTAGCTAATATAAGACGCTTAGCTTCTTTCTGTTCATTATTTAGCGTAACTTGAAATTTTATCTCCCCTTTGGGTTTTCTTTTTTCGTTACTAGGTTTATTTTTGGTTTCACCTGCAAATTGTTCCATAAAGTTATTTCTTATAAATATCTATTTTACTAATCATTATTGTAGGTTATTGAATAAATCTTAAACAAGGGAATTAACATGATATTTCTATATTGGTATAACAGGTATTATAAAAATAATACTAGGTTAATGATGGGTAACTATGGTTGTACTAGAGTAGAATTATATAGCTTTCTAGCTTCTCGTATTTTACTTGTATTAAATACATCTAACATTTTATTAGTAAACGCTGTAGATCCTAGGTTATGTTTCTTTTGTATGGTTGGTTTATCTAAGCCTGACAGTACATCTTTTCTAAATTCCTCTCTGTCTATATGTTTGTATGCACCATTATTAGCACCGGAATTTTGTTTTGATAGCATATTACTACGTTCTTTGAACTTTATTTCACCTAGTTCAGTACCGTATTTATTTTGAAACCATTTTTGGGTATATCTGTCGACAGCAGCTTTTCTTTGATTTTCTTTAGTTTGTTCTGTGTGTGGTAAACTTTTTTGTCGCTTACGAATAGCTTTCATTTTACGTTTGAATATTTCATATTCCTTGGAACCCTTTCTACCCATCCAATTATCACCACCAGAGCCACCTTGTACAATATTATAATAGTTATCTGATGTTTGTGCATTAGTTATTTCTATCCAATACTTTTCTCGTCGATCTAACTGTTCTTTAGTTTCACACCGTTCTACTATAACTTTAAGGAAATTTTCACGACCATACTTTTCAATTGCTTTTTTAAGCAGAAATCCAGACCCTAAATAGTTTGGATTATCATTCGAATCTTGTCCGATGTAACGTTTATTATTAATTAAATTGATTGTTTCATAAATTACCATAATTGTTATTTTATATAAATATAAGTATTTTGCCGTAGAATTCAAAATTAAACATGAAAAAAGGGCTCGAAATTAATCGAGCCCCTTTAACACTAATGTTTAGAGTACTTTCAGTTATTATACTGATTGTAAACCTTTAACATAAATTTTACCATAAAATTCCGGACGCACTACTTTCTTAGCATATCTCGTCATTACACCTTTTCTTGGAGTAAAGTTTGTAGGATCGTATACTAGAGGAGTCATGATCAACGGTACATATGGAGCGTACACAGCACCTGTTTCTAGGAACTGAGCACCACGATATCCTAATAGGATTGTGTTCTCCAACATATAAGGGTTCTTGTAAACTGTAAATCTGCTATTAAGCATACCTACCTTCTGAACACCCATTGCAAATTGCATTTTGTCACCATTAGTATCTGCTGCATATCCTGGGATAGACTCTAGGATAGTAGCTACGTCAGGAGAACATACTAGGAAGTTCGCACCACCTCTTAATGTCTTCTGATGAATTTTGTTAGATACTTTTTGGATTTTAGTTCCTAATGTTTGGAACCATTGACCTTGGTTATAAGCAGATGCAGCATTTGTTGCAGAATCAGAAGTAAATCCGTTTCCATTCCAATACTCACCAACTTGAGTTGACCAATATTCAGTTGTTACTGCATTCTGAATCAACATATCCAAGATTTCTAGGTCGATCTCCATAGAGATATACTCAGACAACATTGAAGTCAATTCAGCTTCAGCATCAATTGAATGGTAAGCGTTCAAGTCTTGAGCAAATTCTGGTGTCCAGATTGCTTTTAACTTACGAGTCTTAGCAGTGATAGGATCAGATTTCAATTCTACATTGATTTCTGGGATATTAATGTTGCTAGAACCACCAGTAGCATCTTCAAAATCACCACGTGATGCAGGTGTAGGTTGTACTTGGTAAGTAACAGATACTGGAACAGCAGCTCCTGTAGCAGATATTGATCCTGATACTAGGAATGTGATAGTTCCTGCAGTTTCATTGATTGAAGTAAATTGCGCGAATTGTCCTGCAATTACGGCAGCGCTAGAACCACTAATAGTAAATGCTCTTACACCTTTAAGATCAGGATTAGAGAATGATGCAGTTGATACTGTCACTTTCTTGAATGCTGTAGACCCTGAATATGTAGAGATAAACTTAGTATCCCAGTTAAATACGCTATCATCAGCTGCAAGACCTGGAGTAACAGCTACTACAGATGCAGATGTCGCTGCTGGAGCGTGGCTACCAGATGCTAATAAAGCTACAGTTACTTGATCGTTGATTGAGTAACCAAATCTTCCAGCACCATAAAGACCTTGTGAAGGATCTACAGTGTCATTAGTAACACCAAATACTGAATTATTTTGGTATCCAGGTTTAGTAGGATCAGAACTTGTATTAGAAGTATTAAATCCTGCTACAGAAGTACCATATTTGAAATCCAAATAGAATACTAGACCTGAAGGTAGATTCATTGGTTGTACAGAAACGAAGTCTTTAGCTGCGATTTCAGCAAAGATACGTCTTACCAATGGAAGAGCTACACCAGCCCACTGCTCAGAGTTAGCTGCCGTACCAGTTGCATTAGCTTCTTGTACTAATTGTTTTGCTTGGTTTTCTAGCATAATAGCCATACCATGCTTGTCATATTCGGCTGACATACCTTCTAGTAAACCGGTTTTTTCCCATTTGTTTACTAGACCTTTTGTTTCATTCAACTGCGCGCGGTAGTTACCGTCTGCACTTGATAGTAATGATTGAACAGGTTTCATTTTTTTGTTTGTTTGTTTTTTGTTAATTAAATAAGCCCAGCTAATTTTTTGAATCGATTAGCTAATTCAGTACCTTCAGTTAATACAGTCTTGCTGCTAGGTTTAGTAGATGCTACCGGTCTGCTTGCAAATGATTCTTTAACCACTTTTTTAGCTACAGGTTGCTTAAATGATTCTGCTAAAGTAGAGTAAACTAACTTAACTTCACGTAGAGAAACTGCTCTATCGAAATTCTCGATAACCTTCATTTTTTGATTTTCGTTCAAGTTGTGAGACTTAAACAATTTGTTTGAATAAAGAAGTTTAGCATTCAATAGGTTAACTTCGTTAATTTTATCTTTTAGATAACGAATAACATTGTACGCCTCTTCTAATTCATCTTCTGATGTTTCAACTTCTTCTTCAGAATCCATTTCATCTTCTTCTTTCAAAGAATTGATAATTTCATCTAAATCAATTTCTTCATCATCAGACATTTCATCATCTTCGAAAAGATCGATGTCGCCATCCTCAGTTGCTTCAGACGCTTCTTCAGAAGGGGTCTTATTATCTGATGCACCAATATCTGAAGAATCTAATTCTTCATCCATTTCCATGTCATCATCTTCAGCGCCTTCTAGTTCGCGAATGATTTCTTCTAAATCGATGTCTTCCTCCTCCTCATCTTCTACTTCAGCTTCAGGTGCTTCTTCAGCACTCACTTCCGGAGCAGATTCTTCACCTGGGGCACCTTCCATTTCTGGAGCGTCCATGTCCACTTCTTCCTCGTCATCATACACCTCATCTTCAGCTTCCTCATTTTGTAATTGAGCTGAGATTATTGATTGTAATCTAGGGGTAAAAGCTTCTTCTAGTGCTAACTTAGCATTTGCTAGTGCAGTCTCACGAACAGCCTTAGCATCAGCGATAGCTTCTTTTAGTAAATCTTTCATTTTCCTTAAATTTGTTTTTGGAAATATAGTTATTAGAACTATAATAAAAATTAATAATTATTTAACCTTATATTAGAATTGAACAGGATGTCCATAAGGTATATTCTATAATATATATGTAAATGTTTGAGCAAAATATCAGAATGAATAAACTTTTCATGAAAATGCCTCAAATATTACTACTTGAGGCATTATAAAAATTAATTTTTAACTACTTTGTTCAATACGTTTTTAATTACTTCCCAAGTCATATCACCACCTTTTAATGTATCTATAGTTAAATGTGATAATTTGTCTGTGTTAGTTCCTAATTGTGTAATCGCTGCCTTTACACCAGTAACACCATCTAATGCATGTGTGATACCATGCCCTGCTACTCCTATCATTATAATAGCATATAATAATTCAGCTACCTGCTTCGCGTTCTTTTTTAGCCATTCGTTTTTATTCATCCAAGCAACTCCTTTTAGTAGAATCTCTATAGGTTTTACAAATGCACCATGTGCCATATGAGCAAACTTATCTAATGCTTTACCTAATTTAGACGCATATATTTTATCATGCAGCTCTTTTATTTTTGCTTGATCATTAGCTTTTTCAGCTTCAGCATAGTCTTTTTTAAACTGTTCTAGTTCAGCTTTTTCATCTGAACTCAACATTAACTTACCATATGCCCAATCAATAAGTTTACCCATCAATTTAATTATAGTGGGTGATGCTAAAAATAATGTTAAAAGTAATCCTTCCGATAAAACTTCCTCATTAGTCTGATCTTTTTCTTGTTCGATATCTTCTAAATCTACTTTCTGCGGATCTACAGTTGATAATCGTTTTTTAGATAAATCCATTGCAATACCCTTTAGTAATTTTTCTAAATCTGCATCGGAAGCTATACCAGCTTCTGATAAGATTGATGTATCATATTTACTTAAAGATTCTTTTACTAAAAGATATGCTCTAGTATGTCTAGGCACTGCAGTAATTAGTTTCATTATTATTCGTGTTTACCTTTATAATTAGCATCTACAAAATCAAAGAATTCTTGTTTCTTTTTTGCATCTTTAAAATCTGCTGGCGATTTTACGTTAAACTTCTTCATAGCATCTACAAAGAACTTTTGATAATCAGCTCCTTCATTAACTGATGGACTAATATTATAGTATTTATTTAATCCGGTGCCGATATCTTCATAACAAGCTTCTAATCTTTGTTGAAGTTCTGATATTTGTTTTGCAGTCTTTTCAAATGTTTTATATGATTCTCCTAACTGTTTCATATGACGTTGTACGGTAACTCTATCAAACCAATCTTCAGTTTCAGTTACTGTTATATGAGATGCAGCTTCAACTATTTCTTTTAATTTTGCTGTAATCTCTTGCAATGACTGTTCTCTGTAAATAGAGTTATTTAATGATGAGAAATTGTTTATAGCTTCCATAAACTTTTTCTTATCCTCAGGACTCATAGTAGTTTCTTCCTGACGTGTTGGTTCCCAAGCTTCTTTAGCAAGTTTAGTTAAGCTAATGTTATTTACTTTTCTTGGTGTTACTATACCCCAAGCTCCGGCTCCTTCTTTTAATGACTTCTTTTTCATATTATTTCCATTGTTTTAGTTTGTCGACAATCATCTGCTTTATAGCAATTCTTGCTTTTGATTTCAATCCAGCATTTGCTGATAATACTTTATCAATTGAATTTTGGAATTCGCCGAATAAGTCATCTATTGCCATTTCTACTGACGCGCCGTTTAAATCTGTATTATCAAAATCTTCAAAATCAAATTCATTTATATCTTCACGTAATGATTGCTTAATCACTTCTCTGATAGTATTACGTAATTCTTGTATTTGTAATGATTCCTTTTTAACATCTTTTTTGACTTCCTTTTTCTTTTCAGGTAATCCTTTATGTTTAGTTCCTGCAAATTTATCTATTTCTTTTGTAGTCATAGTTTTTGCAATATCCTTAACATCTTTTGATACTGATGAAGTTTTTGCTTTTCCTGCTTTTACGGCTTTTACAAGCCCGAATAATTTTTGTTGTGCTTTTGATACTGCTGGCATAATTTATAAATTTAGAAGTCTGTTAATATATCTGTAATAATACGATTTACTGTGTTGTATTTATTTGTTGAAATAAGTCCGTTATTTACCGACTCATTTACTGGCTTTAGGAATGCACCTTGTGTTGATGGGTTAGATACAAAATCAAATGCTATAAGATCAAAGTCATCTTGAACAGCAACTTTACCCTCACCTAATTCTCTAACAGACCCCATACCTCTTGAAGATATGCCTAATGTAATACCTGCCTTAAATAATTCTCTTAATATATTTCCTGCAGGTGTAGTTAATACTTCTACAGTACCAACTAAATCATTTCCGTTCCAATGCATCTCCACAATATTATGCGAAACATTATTTAGATTAACGATAGACGAATCAGGGTGGTCTAACTCTCCTAAGGCCCTACGCTGCTTAATGTTTACATCATTATACTTTGTTGCTTCTCTTTCCAATATAGGCTTAGGATATACTCTACCATTTTGATTGGTAGCTTCTGCTCTTTGTAATACACCTTTAACCAATAATCTTCCATTATTAGAAGTCATTGATTCAGATATCTGCTGTGGTGTTATTTGAAATGGTAAAAAATCTACTAATAGTTGTTTCATATTACGAATTTAATTCTTTTAATTGGTTAGCGATACGTATCAATCTTTCTGAAATTTTATACATTCTACCTTGTGTAGATTTCCAGAACTCGTTATTGTTAACTCGCATTTCTTTTTTAAGTTTAAGATTTTGATTTACTAATCTTTCTATCTCAATCATCTTTTTACTTACTTCATGTATCGCTTTATTAACCTTTTGTTGAGGTGTATTCGTTATATCGTTTTTATAATCTTTATATGAAGCTTCATTCAAATGCAATTCTTTTGATATTTGCATAAATCGAGATTCATTAGCGTTTTTCTTTTTCACTTTTTTATATCCCATTGCTTCTATAGTATCATCGTCAGCTTTTCCGAAAGCATATGGTGTTTGATATGCACCTGCTCCTGCACTAGTAGATACTTCATCAATATCTTCATCAGGTGTAATTCCTTCAGCATCTAAAATATCTTTAGGTAATTGTTCACCCTCAGTTAATCTTAGTTTAGTTAGCATTTGATTTATATATCCTTTGTTCATTGCTTATTTTTAATAAATTACATAAACTCCACCTGCAGATGCACTAACTGCTGTTAATGCTAATGTGTATTGCACACCTGTTGATAACGTAGCTAAATTAATTGTGCTACCATCTAACAATGTAATAGTACCTGCTGCAGAACCACTTAATAATATTCCGCTATTAACGTTTGTAAGTGTTAATGATCCTGTAACTAATTGGCTTGCATCACCAATACCTATATATAATGATGCTCTTTGGTTGCTATATGCGTTTGAATAGCTATATCCTGGATCTATATTTACTGCCATATTATATTTTCTTTAGTTCTTTTACTAATTCGTAATAGCGTAACATTGATAATATATGATTATCTTTAATTGACTTTGATGTTTTAATTTTATCTAGTAATGAAACTGTTTCAGTCAATTTAATTTTAGTAACTTTATCCCCTATTTTAGGTATAAATATTTTCAATGCTGATTGTAATTTGGGAACTTCTAAATCAATATATGACTTTAAAGCTACTGTATTATTTACATTATTTATGTATTCTCTTAATAATCCTTTCTGTGCACCATTCAATGTTGAATATTTTGTATTGAACTTATCAACTAATAGTTTATATGATAGTAATCTTATATCTTTATCTTGTTGAGTAAATTCTTTAAGTTCAGCAACTTCAGGTTTACTTGCATTCTTAGTACAAATCTGCTCTACGATAGCATGTCTTGTTCTAACCATATCAGCAGGATTATCTGCTAACTCATATTCAAATAATTTATATATTGAAGCTAGTTCTTTATAGTTATTAACATTACATTTAAAAAATTCTTGTATTGGATATGCTTTTTGTATATCCTTTATAAGATTATATTTTTGTCTAGATAATGCCTGACTATTTAGTTGTTTTCTAGTTTGTACTACAGCTTCAAGTAATTGAGTTGCTTTAGTATCTTTGTTAAACTTTTCAGTCATTAGAGTTTGGTATAGTTCTAATTCTTTAGAAAGTTCAGTATTCTTATTGAAATACTTTTTAATTAGATCAATCGATTTAGATTTAGTATTATTTAAGGTATCAGCAGCAATTTGTCTGACTAACATCTCAAATAATATACCAGTATTTTTAAATTTCGAATGCTTTAATTTCTTCATGGTATGATTATGATGATATAATTTTATATAAATATGATGAAATTTTATATTTCACCGTCAATAATTTGATTTTCATCTAATAATGAATCAGTCTTTTTAGTTTCTGATATTATTTTACTAGCTTGTTTTTTAACTTTATCTATTTTAGTGATACCGAACTGTTTCTTTATATCCTCAGTAGTTCTAGTTAGTTTTTTTAATTCTTCTTTACCTAATGGATCCCTACCTCTTACGTGCCTATTAGTTCCATATTTTGTTGATTCTTTAGGTCTGCCTGCTCCAGGCCATCCTCCCTTTGGTACTTCTGGTGTTTTACGTTCAACTCCCTCTTCTGTAGTAGTCTCTTCTCCTCCTGTTTCTTCACCGCCTTCTTCTGCTCCTTCCTCTTCACCACCAAATGGATTTGCCGCACCTTCTTCTTCATCTTCACCACCTTCCTCCTCTTCAGGTTTACCTACAGGGTTTTTAGGATCTTCACCCTCTTCCGCTATTTTATTTCTTCTAAATGCTTCTTTTTGATCTTTTGTAATATCATCATTCATTTTAGCAATTTCATCATCTGTAAAGTTAAATACATGTTTGTATATAAAATCTGATGACATTAGTTTGCCTTCCATCATTGATTTTCCTAAATCAACTTTAGAATTCCATAATGTTATTTTTTCTTGTTCATATATTGCAGATGGTGATGTCATTTTGATTTCAAAATTAATCATATCAGGACCTTCGAATCCTTGTGCATATAAATGGACAATAGCAATTTTAGTTAATTCTGAAATTATTATACGTTGAATTCTTTCAATAGTTCTAGCAAAACGAACATCTTCTGCGGCTAATGTAGCTTTACCTGAAATACTTTCATCATATCCTAAGAATGCTTTTGGTACTTTAAGTCCTGCCATCATTCTATTTCTAAGATATTCTATGTCATCTATACCTGTCCATTCCATACCACTTAATGATTCTATTTCAGTACCTGACTGTTGGCCTCGTACTGGTAAATAGAAATCTTCTAACATATTTTGTAAGTTAAACTTTAAGTTATATTCTCCCGTTTTTTCATCCATAAACGGAGTCTTTTTCATTTGATTAATGATTTTTTGCATATAACCATCAACCTCATTAGGTGGAATATTACCTATATCTATTTTAAACTTACGTCTTTCAGGTGCACGCATAATTCTATGAATAAGCATTGCATCTTCCATTAATGTCAACTGCTTCCAAACTTTTCTTGCGCCCTCTAGCATTGATTTACCATAAGGTAAAAAGTTAGAATCTGATAATAGTCTAAAATGGGCTACTTCATAGTTTTCCCATTTAACGCCTTTATAGTTAAAATTTGCAAATTGTACTAAATATGGTTGATTTGGATCTACACCTTCTTCTCTAATCATTTCATATGATGACATTGGAGTAACATTTACTACTCCTATTTCAGGATGAATGTCTAACTTGAGATAGAAATCTCCATACTTACACATATTTCTAACCCAAGGCCATAAGTTAAAATCTACATTTAATACATCAAAGAATAGATTGTCTAATATCTTTGTAATTCTTTGGTCATCGCTACGTATTGATAATATTTGTCCGAACTCATCTTTCATTACTGTTTCATCTGCATAAATGTCGAGAGCACTATTAATAATGGAATCTGTATCCATTACCTCATAATCGGTATATAATTCTGTTTTTGAACTATAATAGTTATAATTGTTGTTATAAGTAGATAGTTGTGATTTTACTCCATGTAAACGAGTAAACCTGTCTATATATCTACTTATATTTATATTGCCTGATGATTGTAGCGCATCATTATCTACAACTTTAATTGCATCTTTACCGATTCGTCTAACAATAACATTATTGCTGAATATTCGTTTTAATCTTGAGTATAAATCTTTTTCTGCCATACATTAATATATTAAATAAATATCAATAATCAAATTAACCAGGTTAAACTTTCTTCACTACCCTTTCCATTTGACATTGACCATCCTGTTTGTCTAACGATACCTGGTGAATATATTGATGTTTCACCAGATTTATGAATATGACCTAATGCTCGTTTAGTTAAATCCAAACCTTGTTGTATCAGTTTAAACGCTGTATCTCGTACCCATAGTCCTATACAAAATGACATAACTAAATCATCGTTATATCCAGATTGAGCTTCGGCTCTATCACCTTTCCATATAAATACTCTAAGTTCTGACATTAGTCTCTTACTTCTAATTATAATACATCGCTCTCTTGCTACAGTATCTAGTTTTGATATTAATAGTGGTCTAGTCCTGCTTGTAGTACTAAATCCAGGTTTCATATTATACTTATCCTTTAGATCATATCCCTTAGCTATTTGTGCTTGTATATCCATTATAGATAAATCGTTTGCTGCATAGAATAGATTTTCGTATCCTGATTCTATAATTGGTTGTAATGCTGCCCATCCTACGTTAGCATTTTCTACTACTAATAACGCTTTATTATATTCTGTAGCAACTGACATTAACATATGTCCAAATTCTTTAGTACCTATTTGTCCTTTATATTCAGCAACCTGTGTTAAGGTTTCTACATCTATTATATGGAATGCTGAATAGTCCCCACCATCGCCTCTTGCAACGTCAGCGCTAACCACATACTGTCTAGAGTAATTTGGATACTCCCATATCCATAAATTACCGTCAAACCCTCGTTTCTCAACAGGTTCTTGTACTGTTGTATTTTCATACCAGGATAATAAGTCTGGATCTAGTAATGTATTTCCTGATGAAATGAAATCGGCATCACAATTATGTGACACTAAACCATTAACTATGAATTTATGTGAATCTACATTTAATATATCAAATAAATCAATTATTTCGTTTATATATGATATTGATATGACATATACGGATTCCGATGTGGTTGTATCTATTTCACATCCTTCATATAACTCATGTGCAAATATTTCTCTGTCATCTAATATAAACGCATGATTTTTAGAACATTTAATTTCTACGCCATTACTTAATTTAACCAATACATATCCAGTATGAGTTATTTTTTGCACGCCGTCAAAATCTTCAAATCCATTCGGCGTTAAAATTTTATATCTGTTTTGTATCATATACGTATACGAATAAATTTGCATTGTAAATAATCCTCAATTTCTTTTTGTCTCCTAACATCTTTTTCTATTAACTGCCCATCTTTATCATAATGATGCGATTCATCAATCTCTAAAACTACATTTTTTATAGGATCGTATGCATCTAAGAAGTATCCCAATTCTTTAATATGATATTCACCAACATTCTCTGCATGTATGAATGAATATCCGTTAGTAATTCCATATTCCTCAATTATAGATATTGAATTAACATTATATCTAGGCATTATTCGTTTTGATTTCATCTTAGATATGTAATTCAATGTACTTATTCGTATTCGCTTTCTAGTCTCATCAGATACAGTTTTACCTTGGGCAGTTCGACTCCCGGGTCTGTCGGGACATTTATTGCAGTATTTATTAAAAGTATGTTCTTGCTTACATGAACACATTATGTATGAATCATCTAAATCAGATATTAAATATTCTATACGATTAGTAAATGATACTCGTTTAAAATGTTTATCTAAATTGCTAGTATGATGTATTACTGATTTATATAATTTAGAATCATCATTTATCATAGTACGGTATTTTGATTTTCCTATATATCTAGTATATAAATCATTATGTTTTAGCAATTCAATAGTTTTACTTAAATCATATGTAGAAACATTATCTAATTTATTATATATTTTAGAATACCCACCCTTTACACGATTAGATAGTATTTGATCAGAAGTTTTATATAATGTACTAGTCTTAGGATTAAACCCCATTTGTACTACTTCATGCTTACCGTATAAATCTCTATATTCAGCAATAGACATATCATGCACACTATGTAAGTGTTGAAACAATTGTTTTGCGGTATATGTATTACAAACTTTACAGGTTAACATTTCTATTTTCTTTATATAGCTGAAATAATGTCATTTCCTTAACTTCATCAGTTATTGTATCATATACCGTAACTAAACAATCGCCATCCAAACATTCTTGCGAAGCCATTCTTGGCCCTAATAATTCATCTTGTTTTTCTCTCCAAGCTTGATCTCTTTCTGGATGTACTGTCCATGGTAATCGAATATGATGAAATCTACTTTTAGGATTATTCTCTGCGTCCTCCCATGTTTTATGAAAAAAGTTGCCGGTACCATTAGGTGATGATAATAAAATTGCTTTTCCTCCTGTAGCAAGTGTTTGTTGAGCTGCTGCCCATACCGTATCTATATTGTCGATAAACGCGCAGTTGTGACTTACGACATCATTGGTAAAATATTCATTATCTAATTCAACTTCCATTGCATCATATAATTCAAATTCACCTAATTCATACGTAACCGATGTTACAACTTTACCCCCAAATAAAATATCGCCCGATAATACATGACATGCGTCTAAAAATTCACCATTTGGGTATTTTAATAAATGCCATTCGCTACATTGTAGTGTTGTACCATCATCAAAAGTTATTGTAAACATTACATTTTTAGTAGTCTTTGATACGCCTATAAAATCTGACCACCCTGATGGTGTTAATATCTCCCAATCACTATTATGTACTATTTCTTTTTGCATATAGAATTAATTACAGTTGTAAGTTCAGGATGTTTTGTCAAATCAAATCTATCAAAGTTACTAATGTACCAATCATCATCGATAACTACATACGAATATCCCATATTTTTACACCAGTTTTGAGCTGCTGTTTGTTTAACAATATTTCGGGGGTGTTCTACTAACGATTTTGGTTTTATCTCATATAATATTTTATTAGTATTATCAGTAAAATCAACTATATATGTATGCGAATTGTTATCGATTATATATGGTATCCTGGTAACTTCGTATTGTAAATGTGTATTTAATGAGTAGAATGCAGCTTCCCACATACTCCTAAACTTTTTTATTGTGCCGTTAATATTTAATTGTGCTTTCCATCTAGTCCATGAATTTGTAATGCATGGCGTAAACTCCCCATTTGCTATTTTACGTTTCATAGTCTCAGACTGTTTATGTCTTGCATTAAGATATGTCTGTTTATGTTTTTCTTTGAATTCTATACTACTATGAACAACACTATTAGTATTTCTAATCTTTTGTTTTGTCACTTCTGAATGTACATAATCACCGTTTAATGTCCAACACTTTTGAGTACAATATCGTTTAATTGAATTCTTTGCCTTTTTATACGTAGTACCACACCCATTACAAATATCTTCCATATATTGAATTCGTTTTGTACTACGTGACCACTTTTCGATAGCCACTATATTTCTATGTTTAGTGACACATTCTTTTTGTAAACATGTCTTACTAAATGGATTATACTTACCATTAAACTTAAGTTTATTGGTGTTACAATATGGGCATCGTTGTACATCATTATAATCATGTTCTATATAATATATTCGTTCTCGTAAACTAGGATCATAATCATTTAAAAATGATGTGTTATCTAATATAGCTTGATATACATTTTCTATATTACGCTTTTTAAAAAACGTAGTTTGTAGTACGTCATGATGTAGGCTACCATTTATATAAATTTTAGATAATATTTCTTTATTGTCCATATAGCATCTATTATACATATAAATATACACAATATCAGTTTTTCAATTCGTTATATAACTCTGATATTTGTATATGTTTAATCTCGCCTGTTTTTTTATTACGAACCTTAATATGTGTCGTGCCAGATACACATTCATCTACAACAAGCATCGATAATGATTCAGAACGACCTGCATCACTATTTGTTGTTGTAGCTTTTATTTGTGAACCATTTTTAAATCTAAGACTTAATTTATTATCTTCTACAGAAGGTACTTTTATCCAACTAGGTAAATTCTGATACATTACTCTAACTTTAGTTACTAGATTTTTAGCTACTTCTTGTTTAGTTGCAAGTACCATTATATTTTTATCTCCATAAAATGTCATATACCATAACGAATAAGCAGCACATAAGGTTGATATACCTAGCTGTCTTGATTTCAATATAATATTGTAATCATATGTGTTAAAGTCTCGTAAACAATCTTCCTGATATGGGTATAAGTTAAAGTTGATTTTACCTTTTTGTGGATGTTGAATCACACAATACTTCTTCATAAAGTATATAGGATCTTGAAAACATTTCCTATACTCTTGTTTAATTATTTCTTTGTATTTATCGCTCATAACATTAAGATATTTGTGCAGGTGCGGATGGTGATACTGTTGTACCTGTTCCGGCTGGCGGTGGCGCTAATACTGATTGTCCTGGTGGGACTATTATTGTTTGCGATTTAATATATATGTCTATTGCTAATGCTAAGTCATTAGATATTTGTAATGCACATGTTTCCGGGGTCGCAACCTTATTATTAAATGCTTTTAAAAATGCGTTATATATCTGTACTTGTAATGTTTGTGGGACTAATGCCATATACTTTATTAATAAATATAAAAATAGTTTAAATATTAAAACTTAAACTCGTTTATTATATTTCTTATATAGTTTCTTAGCGCTTCGTTGAATCTGTCTTTATAAAAAACATTATTTTTATTCATAAGCGTTTTCATTTTACTATAATCATTTGTAGAATAAAATTCTACTTCGGTATATCCTTTATATAGTTTAGATATTGTTGCATCATATAGAATATTATTGGCTTTTGCTAATCTTTCGAAAGTAGTCCAATTTTTTTCATTTATATGAACAGTATTTTCTTTTATTCTAGTGTCCATTACTTATTGATTTGTTCAGTTATCTTTTTTCGAATCAATAGTCTAAGATAATGTTCTTTTAGTTTATGGTCTAATAAATCAACAACATCGGCAGGTTCAGTTCGTAATATATCTTGAAAGTTAAGCTCTGCTCTATCCAATACTGCCTTTGCAAGTTTTTCTGCTTTATTTAAAGCTATTAATCTAGGCTTTATTTTTTCTTTTGTTACTGGATTTGTTTGCGATATGAACTGACTTTTTAGTTTTTGTAGTTCTATATTAACTTTAGCATGTTTAGCCATAGCTACTCTTAAATCTTCAGATGCTTTTTCTAGTTGTTGCGATATTAGGTCTGCCATATTATTGTTTTATGTGTAAATATTCGAATATATATCCTGATAATGTATTTATCTGTGTTTGTAATAGTAATAAGTCTTCTTGCGATATTTCTTCTACGTCTTTTACTAAATCAAATCCTATTATACCGAAAAACTTACCTTCTAAGTTTTTTAATGCAAATAAATATGTTGTTAATGATCCTGTTGCTAACATTGCAGATTCTAGATCATACTTATTATCGCCGTCAATTGAT